CAAAATTACAAAATAATGCTGACGTGGCAAAGTAATTTTAGAAGATTAACGCAAATCGGCCTTAAAATAAGGGCAATACGAATAAGAATGGGGAATTTTGAAAAATGATGGTGTGCAAATTTGGGAGGATTGATGAAGGAGTTAGGTTGCCAAATCGTAACCCGTTTACGACCTCGTTGACAGTTAAACTTTTCTAAATCCAAAGGGTGTAAAATCGCAGAATGACGCACTTCACTCCGATTGGTTTTCAATGACACGAACTGCATAGTTTTGCCGAAAAAGCGATTCGAAAATTGGTATTATCTTTGCAGCCCGAATTAAAAAAGGATTGAAGTATGTCAAGAAGCACATTCAACATTCTCTTCTATGCCAACAAGAGCAAGGAGAAAAACGGAATTGTCCCTATCATGGGACGAGTAACAATCAACGGAACGCAGTCGCAGTTCAGTAGCAAGAAGACCATCCCACTTGATATGTGGGATGTGAAGGGCAATTGTGCCAAGGGTAGAAGCAAGGAGGCTTTGCAGATTAACCGTGACCTTGATAATATAAAGGCTCAGATTATCAAGCATTATCAACGTCTGTCTGACCGCGAGGGATTCGTAACGGCTGAGATGGTAAGGAATGCATATCAGGGATTGGGCAGCGAGTATGAAACGCTGCTCGGAGCCTTTGATAAAGATATTGCCAATCTGAAACGTCGTGTAGGCAAGGACAGGGCAGAAGGGACCTACAAGATACAGATGAGGTCGAGGAACTACATTGCAGATTTCCTTCGAACAAATTACAAGCGGAACGACATTGCCATGCAAGAACTGACACCTGACTTTATCAAAGAGTTCAGTGTGTACCTTAGCAATGATCGTGGCTTGGCGCATTCCACCATCTGGCTGTCGTGCATGCACCTGAAGGGAGTGGTAGGCAGAGCACATGATAATGGCAAGATACAGCGCAATGTCTTCGCACAGTTCCATATCAGCCCCAAATGCAAGGAACGTACATTCCTGACAGAAGAAGAGTTAAAGACGGTGATGACACATGAGTTTGAAGATGCCAATCTCGCTTTTATCCGTGACTTATTCGTGTTCATGAACTTTACGGCACTCTCCTTTGTGGACTTGAAGGAACTGACAACGGACAACATCGTGGAGATTAGCGGTGAGAAGTGGATAATTGGTAAGCGTCACAAGACTGACGTACCTTATCAAGTGAAGCTGTTAGACGTTCCACTGCAAATTATCAAACGTTATCGTACCTTTCCCAAGGAGAATCCAAAATCGGTATTCGGTGAGGTCAATTACTGGAGTGTTTGCAAGAAACTAAAAACAGTGATGAAAGAGTGTGGCATAGAGAAATCCATCTCGGCTCACTGTGCCAGACACGGGTTTGCCACCATGGCTTTGACGAACGGGATGCCCATCGAAAGCGTAAGCCGTGTATTGGGGCACACGAACATCGTTACGACCCAGATTTATGCCCGCATCACGACTAAGAAGTTAGATAATGACCTGACGATGTTGTGTAACAAGTTAAACGCATCATTCAGTAACATCAAAACGGCATAGACACATGGAAAAGAGAAATATCATAGAATGGAGTGAGCATAGTGAGTACAGAGAACTGACTATACCGAGTGGAGAGATATGGATGAGTGAGTCCGAACTGGTTGACCTTTTCGGAGTGTTCATCCCCAAGTTAAGGAACACCATCCAAACACTCTACAAAGAGGAACTGGTAAAGCCTTACGAGGCAGAGCGTACTATCAAGCAACGGAATAATCTGTATCTCGCCGTATATAACATGGAGGTGGTTCTGTTACTTGCCTTCCGACTTAACTCATATCAAGCAAGGGCAATTCGCAAGGAACTGATAGTAAGAATCGAACGAGACCGCAAACCGTTTGAGGTGATATTGACGGTATCAAGAGGAACAGGAGGCTGAATGTGAAAGGCTATTCTCTCAAAAGCAGAAAGACGAATGTTTTGTAACAACTTGGAAAACATTCGCCTTTCTGCGTCTTAATGGGGTGCTTTAACGAAATCTCATCTCCATAATGGTTCCTGATCCCACAAGGGAGGAAAACCAAGAGCCGTCGGATTGACTTTTGGATATTTGGCAAGTAGAGCTTTTAATCCTCCCTTGAAATCAGATGTCGACACAATAGTCTGACACATATATGCCAAACAGCATAATTGGGCATATAGCTTCTGCTTTCTTACGGCAAGTGCATTGGAAATCCAGTTCAAAGGTAATGTTGCTGGCATCTTTGGTTTCCATGGATAACGTCTGTTCCAGGTTCTTGCATGGTGAGCGCAACAATTTCGTAGCACTGTAATACTGCGAATCCAACTTTCAAGATACGTGTATTGTGGCAGGCCAAAATCCTTTGCCACGAACTTCTTCACGCTGACCTCGGCAAAGTTCTCGTATGTCTTCGACAATACTCCGAAAGACGCAACCTCCAGCGTTTTCCATACTGGCGGTAAAATGGGATTGTCGTATCTATCAAAGAAATCCTGTATGAAGTCTTCTTTTGAACGGTTCACTTCATTCCATTCTTTCTGTAAGGTTGTATTGAAGATGGATTTATCCTTGAACATATTACGGTTAAGAAACCAGAATGTGCCATGAGACATTGAGAAATGATGGATAATACGACTACGAAGAGCTATCTCCACGTCTTGAATGGCGGTGAATATCAGGCTGCGCAGTTCCTTGTCAAACTGATACAACTCAATAATCTGGTCAAAAGAAGTACCTACGGCATATTGATGGGTTGCAGGATCAATCTCAAACGGCTGCAAATAACATGCAAAACGAAAATAGTTAATGCTGCCGAGGTATTCTATAGCTTGATTATCATCACCCACTACCAAGCCTCGATTCTTCAGTTCTGCCAACTGGCAGGCCTTGCTTATCGGTCTATTTGTATATGTTGCCATCATTCAAAATCTTAACCTTATATAAAAAACGAAGTCCCACCGTGGTACGCATTGTTAAGAGGCGTGGTGGGAATTGTTGCCACAAAGGTACGACTTTTTTCTGAATAAACAAAGTTTTTGGCAAGAAATCTTCAAAAATGACTAAAAAAAGAAGGATTTTCCGTGCCATTCCAAGTGAAATGACACAGAAAATCCAAAGAAAAGACAAGAACAATCATTTTTCTAATCTTTACGGTATGCAGGATGATAGCACTCCTCCAGTAGCTTCTCAAGGTCACTCTCACGATAGAGCACCTTGCCACCCAACTTAATGTAAGGTACAATACCACTGTCACGATGTTCCTGCAATGTGCGACGGCTTATCTTCAGGCGATGCGACACTTCCAAGTCCGACAAGTACCGCTCTCCGTTCAGCAAGGGACGGTAGTTGTATGTCACCTTGTCAAACAGCGTCTCAATCTCCTTCATCGACTTCATGGCATCCACCAAGCCGTCAGTTCTCAAAGTAATCAACTCTTTCAGATAATTCTCCATGTTTTACTTTTGTTTATTATTCCATTCCACACTAAACCATTACAGCCCCGTTGGTTCTTGGTTTTCGAGGCTTTCGCCATGCAGCATCTTTCTTCCTTTCCGCGACAACCCTCATGATGCTCTCCACATCCTCCGGCTTGTAATACGTCTTGTGGCTAATCTGAGAATATGCCAGAGTGCCGTTGTCCCTCAACGTCTGCAACGTTCTCGGACTGATGCGCAACCTGTCGCATACCTCCTGATTGTCCATCCACTCGCCCAGACGCTTGTCTGAGCCACGCTTACCCATCTCCATCATCTTCTTGACGAAGTGATCAAACTGCCCTGCGAACTTCTCGTAGGCATCCTTTTCGATATTTACAATCTCCATCACTATTATATTTTTTAAGTTATACTTCATTTTTATCCAGCTCTTCTTTGAACCGTCGACAAAGGTACTTCAAAAGTTCCTGTTGCCTGTTGCTTGGAAGTTTTCTTGTCTGAATTAACACTTCAGCTTTTCTTTATTCTAATGCCTTCAGAGCTTGCTCACCAGAAAGCGAACGCGCACCTTTGTGTGGCACATGCCAGAAAGGTGCGTATTAGGCTACACCCTTCTATGGCACCTGATTGCGGCATTGCAAGCAACAGGGGGTAGTAGGCTACCCCTATTATGGGTCGGTGCAAGCACCTTTGTGCCCATTTCCTTCTTGTCGATGCGAAGGTACTACATTCCCTCCATTCTTATTGCCTTTCCAAAACAAGTGTCACCGAATGTCTCACTAAAACGGTGACATTGGTGACACGATTTCTTCAAATCCAGTGCAAAAGTAACGTTTTCCATGCCTAACTGCTACATTTCTTAGACAACTTGCGCCGTTTTGCCCTCAAAATCGGCGCAATCAGCGCAAGCAAGGCATCTGCCATTTGTTCAATTGCGGTGCGAAATTACAGATTCCTGATGTAACCACCAAATTTTTAGAGGCGGTTGGCGCTCATGGCGTAGATAATGGGTGCCACGTGTGCCACCTCTTTAGCTGAAATCGGGAAAATCAGTTGCTAAATCGCTAAATCAATCAGCCGTTAAACAGATTGTACGTACTAACATTCAAACGTACTAACATTCAAACGTACTAACAATCAAACGTACCAACAATCAAACGTACCAACGGACTTACATACCGACGGACTTACATACCAACAAGCACTACACATTATTATATATATTGGGTACAGTGAAGTCACCATAATCACTGTAGCCATTATATCCATGCAATACAATGTATCCACTATAGCCACTCGGAAAAACAGGGAACCAATCACCAGAAAATCCGCACATCCTCCACGATATATGCAGAATGGGGCAGCTTAATCCAAATGCTTGGAGGGTAATTTCGATTACCCTACTTTTGCCCTGAAAAACGGTCATCAGCGACAGCTCTGACCATAGTAGTAACAATTAAACATAAATCAAATGACAGCAAAAAAGACCCAAAACGTACCTCCGACAAAGGAAGAGAAGGATGAGGCATTGAGAGCCTTCATGTATGGTGACATACCTCGCCCATTAATCAGCATGGATGAACGTTACCCAGATCTTGAAGAGAGCGATAACTCCGTCATCTCCACTGGCATCAATGCAGTGATTTCACCCACTACAAAAGAAGAAGTCCAGAAAC